TTCTTCAAAGTGATTTTTGATTTTTTCATCAGTCGCTTTCTTTTCGTTCTTTTCTGATTCGATTGTGTCATTTCTTCCGGAAATATAATCAGAAAGTTCTTTCACAAACGGTAAAGGTCTGCCGTTTTCATCGCTGAATCTGTCGCGGTTTTCAAGAATAATCTGCATAAGTTCTTCTGAATCCGTGCAAGCGTCAATTTTTTTCTTTAAGGCCGCAATAGCCATTTTTGCGCCGCGTGAATGACTGTCATACTTCGGTTTCCATTTTCCCGGTGCAACCTTAATGTACTTTTTGCCCTTCCATTCGCGGATAGTTCCAACCGGATAACCGGCTTTTTCAATGCTTGTCATTTCAAACGCAAGTAAAGATTTTTTAAGTTCTTTTTTCTCTGCGTTTTCCTTCTGCTCCAGGTCGTCAAGATGTGCAAGAATCTTTTTCTTGAAATACTCAAATTTCTCGTCCATAGCATTTTCCTTAAAAAAAGAAAGCTGGCTATCCCTAGAGGTTCAATGCTAGGAATAACCGGCTTTGCTTAACGGCAAACACCGTTTTAATATTGTGCTTGCCGATATTATACTACATTTCTGCTTTTAATAAAGTGCTTTTACGGATATAAAGTCGCAAATTGCCTTTAGAATCCTTTGCAAAAGATATAGACTTCTTCAATCCGATTTTGCGGTCTATGTCGTCCTTAATCTCCGCGTTAGTTTTTCCGGCTTCTCTGCCTTCAATTATCCACTGTTTCACTTCGTCCATAGGTCGAGCGGTACTCATGATTGAATCAACCATAGCCTTAACCTGTTCTTCATGAGAAGGAATATTCTGCTTTTCCTTTTCGTTCAGTTCAGTGTATTTCTTTTCAAGTTCTTCTCTATGGTCTTTGAGGTGGTCGTATTCGTTGCTCATTTCCATTTTTCTTTGTGTAAGCTGCTGAATACGCTCTTCAATCTGCTCTTTGTTGTGGATTCCCTGTTGCTCAAAGCCTTCAATCTGCTTTTGACGCTGATACTTAATCTTTGCAAGAGATTTCTTGTTCTTGCTCAATTTTGCTTTTGTGTCCGCAAGATTGCTTTCAGTCCACTTCAAAAGATTTTCAATGTTCTTTGCCTTATCTTCGTCAGTGTTTACACCCCAACCAAAACCGCCGCGCTCTGATACTTTTAACCACTCTTCGGCAGCTTTTGCTTTCTGCTCCGGAGTTGCCTTTTTATTTTTGAGCGTCTTAATAGCGTCTTTGCCAACTCTTACCTGTACAGTTTCTTTGTCTACTTCTTCGGTTTCAGCCTTGATGTTGCGTTCAATGAACTTGTATTCGTCATTTTCTTCGATAGGGTCAAAAATGTTGCTATTGTCATGCAAAATGTCTCTTTGAGTGTCGTTGATACGCATTTCTGTTTTAAGTTCTTCGGCTCTTCGGTCAATTTCCATTCCGGCTCTTACTTTAGGGTCTTTAATGAGAGAGAACTTCATTTCGTTTGCGTCCACATCGTCAACATTCAATTTGTTGCCTTTGTAAGAGAAAATAGCGTCAATGCGTCCTTTTTTCTGCTCATAAAGTTCATAAAGTCGAGCGTCCAAGGTGTCATACATAAGCGGATAAACAATGTCAGTTACGCCCTGTTTATTTCCCTGTCTCCAAATACGACCCTCAACCTGTGTTGCCTCTGTCGGATTCCAACCAAGCATACAGTTGTAAATAGTGCTTGCGTTGCCGTTCAAAGATACGCCTTCCTTAATGGATTCTGTGCCGATAATCAACTTGCATTTACCGTCTACATTGTTAAAGTCGTTTTTGAGAGTTTCACGCTCTTTAAGTCTCTTGTCCGGACTACCTGTTTCTTTACCCATGAATCCTATTGCGTCTTCCGGATAACCGTGTTTTACCAGGTATTCCTTAATGTACTTAAAGTTTTCAACACCGCGAGGAACATACATAACTTGTCCGACTGTCTTATTGCGTTTCCACTGTTCAATGATAGAATCACAAACAAACTTCAACTTTGGTGAGTTCTCTACACAATTTTCCGGTTTAAGCTGCTCAACATCAAACTTCATGCCTTTCTTTTCTGCCCATTCTTGATAGCGTCCGATATTTTCCGGAGCAACGAAAGAAGGACTTAAAATAGCCTGTCTCATGTTATTCATGGCAACCAAAACACCGCCCTTGTCGTCCTTGCTTGCGTTTGCCATACGGTCAAGTTCACAACCAATAATAACTTTCTGCAAGTCGTTCTGTTGCAAGTATGGAGTTTTAGTTACTCTCTGCGGTCTGATAACTCCGGCTTCCTCACCGTCAACCTTGTCGATATATTCCTCAATAAGCGCCTGTAATGCGTCAAGATTGTTATATGACTTCATAACATTTTCTTGTTTTACATTGTTATGACTATCTACTACATAATCGAGCTGCACATCAGCAAACTTTTCAAGGAAGTGGTGGAGATTGTAAATACCAAGTTCCTGTAAACGCTTGCGGGCAATAAGAGAGAGAATAGAGTAAACTTCCGCCGGCTTGTTTGTAAATGGAGTTGCCGAAAGTCCAAATACATTGCGGTTATTGTTATGACGCTGAATGTACTGTGTAATAGCAAACATCTTTTGAGCCTGTGCTGAAATACTTCCGCCCATTCCCTGGAACTCGTTCGCTCCGCCTTTGTTTGCGTCTTCTTCTTCCTTACTGCCGTAAATCATGCGTGGAGTAGAGAATACATGATTAAAGTTATGTATTTCATCTACCGTGATATGGTCTATTCCGAGGTCTTCAAGGTTTACGCTATCGCCTTCGGTCTTTGTCATTTGTCCTACGGTAAAGTCTTTGTCCTCGTTATCCTGTGCTTTGTCGCGTTTAGATTCCTTCTTAAACGGATTGTCAGTCGCAAACTCCACATCTTCATAAAGTTCGTCTTCTGTTTCCGGCTTGAATCCGATTTTTTCAAGAGCTTCGTAAGTACAAACATACAAAACGCCGTCTTTAAGTCCTTTTTTCGCTTCTTCCAAAGCCTTACCGCGTAAATTAGAAAGTCCTACAACTTCCTGTCCTGGGAACAATTCATGTATAGACTGAATCCAATTTTCATAAACTGCGGAAGGAACGCAAATAAGAGGACGTTTTGCCTTTCTGGTCTGCAACTGATTTACCGTTGAAACAATACCTGTCGCGGTTTTTCCTACGCCAACATCATAAGCAAGAAGGCCGCTACCTTTACTTGCAAGGAAGGAAATACCCTTAACCTGTTGCTTTAAGAGTTTAAACTTTTTACTTCCCTTATGGTCGCACATACCGTCTACAAATACCGGCATTTTTGAATAGTCCGGATTTACAGTCGCATTGTACTGTCTGTTATAGTCGCTTGCGAGTTTATCCTGTAATTCCTTATCAAGTCCTTCTTTCAAGAATCTGTTGAAAAGTTTTTCAGCGGTAATTTTTCGCAAGTTTTTACGTCTCATGTTGAGATTCTTTTTAACAAACTCGTCCATATTTCTCTGTCCGGAAACATTAAGTTTCTTGCCGAGAATATAGTCTTGTACATCGCTCCAATGAATATCTTCCGGAATTTCATACTTAGAAATCGGACTTTTGCCGTATATGTATTCGTTTTCCGGGTCTCTTGCCCAACGGAAGAAGTCAGCAATAAGTCCTTTTACAGTTTCACCTCTGAAAGAATACTCTTTTTCATCGCCTGTATCATATTCTTTTACCCAATGGTCGATAGGTGAGAGTGTAAAGTCTCCGATGTTCTTCTTTGCCGGCAATGCGCCTTCAAGAATTGTCTTTGCTTTCAGATAGTCCGGATTTTCCTTATCGTCTCTGTAATCATCTTCAAGAGCTTCAAGTTTCTCTTGAATGTTACCGCTTGCATAAGTAACGACATTCTCATAGTTTCCGTTGCTTTTTTTGATATAACGGCCGCTATTTTCGATGTATTTCTTGTCTTCTTCCGAAAGTTTAGTCATATCAATATCACCGTTGTAATCGGTGTGTTTCCAAACTTCCATTTCTTCACTTGACGCGCCTACACCGTAAGTCTTTGAGAACTCTTCCGCGCTTATGAGTTTACCTGTGTATGTAATCTCATGTTCGCCTTCTGCGTTCTTATTTCCCTTCATAGCGTCAGAACGGTTTTTATGTTCTTCGACTGCCGATTTCTTGCCTTCGCTTAAAACCTTTACATTGCCGTCTTTGTCGGTCTGCGTAACTCTTCCGGTCTTAAAGTTTACAGTCATTGTTTTTCCTACCCATTCCGGCTTTTCTGTAATTTCAGCCTTTACAGTAGGAATATCGCTCTTATCAACCGGTATAGAATCAACCTTAATCTTATCTAACGCCTCTTCAATAGTCATGCCGTCAATAGACACATATTTTTCAGTATTGCCGAACCGTCCTGTTCTTTCTGTTTCAGTTCCGATAATACAATCCGGGTGAGATTCAAAATACTTATCGCTTGAAAGACTTCCAGGCTCTCCCTTTCCTTTGCGCATAACAATAATGTCAGTTCCTACGCCGGTAGTTCCGAATGTACCATTAGGAAGTCGCCATGCTTCAAGTAACTGTCCTTTACCTTCAAGTTTCTCTTTAATCTTTGTATTTCCGCTACGCAAGAATGAGGAAGGAACAACCATAGCCAAAATACCGCCGTCCTTCAAAGTGTCTAAAGTGCGGTCGATAAAATACTCTTCATAACGTGAGTGTTCTTTTCCTTCGCCTTTGCCCTTATATCGTCCGCTATATCGTCCATAAGGCGGATTTCCTACGGCAACATCAAACTTTTCAAAGTTCTTTCCGGCGAACATTCCGCCATTCATAAAGTTTTCCTGGAACGCGCCTTGTTTTATCGTTGCGTCCGGGTGCAAAATATGATTGATTCTTGCGGATTCCTCTTCAAGTTCAAACATTGTGAAAGGCTCTTTTCTGCCTTCTGCAAAGCGTCCAATACCGCTTGACGGCTCAATAACCGTCTTATCCTGTCGAGGGTTGTATTTGTCTACAAGCTGCCAAACTTTATTTATGACATTCTGCGGAGTGTAATACTCGTAAAGAACACCGCTATTGCTTGCGCCTTCTTCACCTGTTCCGCCCGCGCCTTCATACTGCCTTAAAAGTGCCTTGTCTGATTCTGTAAAGTCTTCATCTTTCTTTGTTGCAAGAAGTTTCTTTACTTCTTCGCGGATTTTAAGGATTTCGCCTTTTGTCAGTCGTTTTCCTGTTCCAACTGCTCCGGATTCTCCAATCCCGTCAGAAGATTCTGTTCCGCCAAGTCGCTCTCCAAATTGATTAGAATCGAGTTCAAATCCACTTCCGTTGGATTCTGAATCCCCATTTTGTGAGCCATTTCCGCCGCTATCTGTCCGGCCGCCGTTCCGTACGCCTGTATTACGTTCGGAAATTCTTCCTTGCTCAGTTTCATTTGAATTGTCTGCGCCATTTTCTATTCCCCCATTTTTTTTAGCGTTATCATTTCCAAGCATAGCATTACTGCGGTTTTCGTGAGCTTCAATTTCGCTTTCTTTCTCTGCTACTTTTGGAGCGTCCTTTTCAGCCTGTAGAATCTGCTTTGCTTCCGGTGAATATATTTCCCAAACTTTACGCATAAGAGAGCGGTTGATAATGCGTTTAGGCTCTTTTACCTTTTCGCCGTTTTTAGACGCTCTTTCTTTGAACGCCTGTTCAACCTTCTTTTGTGTAACCGGCTTTTTGTTCTTGTCGCGGTCAGCCTTATTTTTGAATAAGGTATTCCACTTGTCTTTGTTCGTAAAGAACTCCAAAACATGAGCCGCAAAAGTTTTCTTGTCTACGCCATAGTCTTTTTTGATGTTGTTCTGTTCGTAATCGGTAGAAATACGTTTCTCCGAAAGTCCGAACAAGTCTTTCAACGCCGTAAAAGGCTTTAAGAAAGTTTCATTGTAGATGTAATACCAGGGTCTTTTTGGATTGCCTGTCGCAATCTTTTTAAGGTATTTATGCGACAATGCTTTTTCTATGGTATTCCAATCATCAACAGATACTTTCTTGCTGAATCTAAGAATAAACTTTGCCATAAATAAACCTCCAACTGTTTATTTCTTAATTTATATTTTCCGTTACTCTTTACGCTTTTTTCCGTCAAGTTCCGGATAACACCTTATCCAAGTTCCGCGACACCAAGGGTGGCAAACAGATACCGGCGCGTCTGATATTTTTTCAAGTTTCTTGCCGTTCCATTCTTTACCTTCCCATATAGCCAGGTCTGCGTATTCGTCTTTTACCGCTCCGCTTGCAAGTGGCGTATTGCTCCATACTGCAATCTTGCCGTTTATCTTTTTACAGTAAGGGCAAGTGTTGCCGTCTATGACTTCAACGCGCTCAAAATAGACTTTTTCGCCTTCCTTTGCGTTATGGACTTCTTCACGGATAAAAGAATTGTTGAATGTTTTTTGTATTTCTGTGTCTGCAACTCTCTGAAAATCGCGGTTATAGTTCACCATTTTGTCAAAAAGTGCCTGTGAGACTTGCGACTTGCTCTTATGGTCTATAACGCCGTCAATAAGAATCTGCTTTACTTCGCTTTTCATTGAATCAGAAATCCGCGTAATTTTTTCAGCTGCGGACTGCTGAATAACTGAAATTCGCGCCTGTTCCGGTCGTGTAAGACTTTCTCCAAAGGCGTTTTTCATGTTCTTTACTGAATCAGCAATCCAATCAAAAGACTTTCCGTTGTATTTAAGTGATTCAAGATTCTGTTTTTTGATGTTTTCAAGAGTGTTTGTTTTAAGCATACGGTCAAGAATATGTCCTAGTGCTTTACTGTCTAAAACAATTTTTTCAGCTGCATTTGAGATATTGCGGTTTAGGAACTTTTCAAGATTCTTTACGAAAAAATCCCATTCTTTTTGAGTGATAGGCTCTCCGCTTTCCGGTGAGTATAAAACTTTGCCCTTCCAGGTAAGATTTACCGCTTTTGACATCACGGTTATTTTTGGAAGATTAAAATAATCAATGACAAAATTATATATATTATTTACAAGGTTTGAGAAAAACTTTGCCCATTTGTCGGTAAGTTCTTCTTGTGCCTTAAAAGAGAATCCTTCGCCTTTAGCCGATTTTGTAGGAACACCCAAAGATAAACTCGCGCTCCGTAAAGCCTTGTTTATTTTGGTAATGCGGTTTAGTGGTGTCATTCCACGGATATTAAGACTTAAAGAAGAGTAGTTCATTTCTTTAATGTTCTGCATTGACTTGTTTACAGAAACAATCTTTTCACCGCATAACGCCTTTTCAAGCGCGTTATATTTTTCTTCGGCATTGTTTTCTGTGATGTCAGTCAAGTTTATTTGAATATCCATACCGTTTGTGTCCTAAAAATCTACTTAAAGATTGATTGTAATTGCGTTTACAAGCGATTTTTCAACCGGCTTTTCTTCGTTACCTTCTTCGGTGTTTTCTTCTTGCTTTTCTCCGCCGTTGTCTATTTCATTCCATGCGTTTTCATCAACATTTGATTCTGCGTTGTCGTCCGCTCCGATTTCGGTTTCGCTTTCGCCTTCAAAACTTGCTCCGCCGTCCATGTCTCCCATATCTTCCATTCCGCCGCCTTCCTGTGCGCTTGCGGCCTGGTACATCTGTGTAAACTGTGGATTTGCCGGACATTCGTCCGCCCATTTTCCTTCAAGAGGTTTCAATCCCTTTTCCTTGCGGACTTCATTCAGCGTCTTGTAAGATTCAAGTTCAGCCTTTGCAAGGTCTACCATTTGCTTAGGGTCGTCTCTTTCATATCCGACAAACTCAAACTCATAGCCTGGGTAAACAATTTCAAGAATCTTGTTTATATGTTTCTGCAAATAACCGAGAATGTTTCCTAAAACCAAAGATTTTGACGCTTCAATTTCCGGCGCGCTATTATGCTCAAATACCGGTTGAGACTTCTGCGAGTGCAAGCCAAGTTCATCAATGGAAGAACCAAAAAGGGCAACAATAGAGGACATAAGGAAATCAAGCCAATTCTGATATTCCATTTCCTTGTTTGTTCCGCCAAGCTGCACCCATTTGATAGAGTTGTTTTCACCGTTACCACTTCCGGCGGGTACGATAGGTACGCGCCACTGATTGGAAGGCGAACCGCTCATAATATCTGTAAGATAATCTTCCATTTCCTCAACTGTCTCTTGACTAGCGTTGCCGTCAAGCAAGAGCATACCGCGAGGAAGTTTGTTTTCCGTAAAGAATCCGGCGTTATAAATCAAAGTGTTTATTGACGCGGTGATAAGGTCTATTGCCTGTTCTACCGGTGAATATCCGTAAAATGAGAATCGGACATCGGAGCGAGGGTTGAGACAATCAAAAATCATCGTTCCTTCCGGAAAAAATGCCTGTGGAATGTTATTGATTAACTGCACATACTTGATGTTGTAAGGATTGTTTTGTCCGGGCAATACTTTTTCGATTGTTGCTCCGTCCACCGCAAAAAAAGCGTAAGGTTTACCGCCTTTTGTATATGCAATTTCTGTCGCACCTTCGTCAATTTCAAGAACATCGCGGATAAGTTTAATACAGTAACTCTGAAAATCGTCTCTGTCTGAATCCTTGTCAGTTCCGCAATTCATCAAGAACTTTTCAATAGCCGTTCTCTCTTTTGAAGTCTTTCCGGCCGCGCTGATAACATCTTCACCAACCTTATGAATTACAAAACCGCGAAAATTGCGGTTTGTGGAAGGTTTTAAGAATGGTCTGATTCTATCCTGTACATTTTTGATACAGATATTGATTATCCAGGCTTTTTTTGCAACACGGCGGAGCGTCCAAGGGTCTACTTCGCGATTTAACATTCTGTCAGCCGTTCGCAAGTTGCCATACTGATTTTGTACGTTTAGATATGGGTCAAAATATGCGCTCTGAAAACCTGTCTTTGTCTCATGGAAGTATGTAGAATTATTCTGAAATCTCTTGTGATTGTTTTCAAGTTTCTGTATTTCGCGCTTTAAGTTTACCGGTTTTACATTTGAATCTATCTGTGGAAAAAACATAGAAAAACCCCTTTGTACATAAATTGCGTACTTGCTTTTCTATGGGTCAGAATAGAAAAACAGATTAAAAGAGATTTTTCTTCTTGCCTATATATTATTATACCTTTGCCATTCTTTCAAGATTAAGAATAATCTTGCCTTAAAATCGCAAAACCGACTGTTACCGCCTTCTGTTGTAATGATTCAAGACGCTTTGTAAACTCTTACCGCGCCTTGCTCTGCTGCCTTCGTGTTCCTGGGTGAGAATAATTTCAGAACTCTGCCTTTTGTTTTTTGCCCATTGGTCGTAAAAGTTTATAACTCTGTTTTTCCCTTCGGCCGCATAATTTGCCAACGCCCACGCCCAAAAACTATCAGCGTGTCCTTTTTCGTTTCTTTCAGCGTCATATCTGAATCCGCCTACCGTTGCCGTTCTCTTGATACTGTGAATCTGTGAATGAAAATCACGGTCGTTTTCAAGCAAAAACTCTTGTTTTTCAAGTCCAAACTTTACGCTCATTGCAAGTTGCTCTTTTGACTGCGCCGTAAAGGTAACGCCTTCTATACGGTCGCCGTATCGTTTTTGTAGAGCTTCGTAAATGCTCGCGCCCATTCCTGTTTTATCCATTGCGCCGCGATAAATAGGCAAATTGTCATAAAGTTTACAAAACGCGCCTTTTTGAGTTTCAAACTCCGTGTTTCTCATTTCACATCTTAAAACACTTCGTTTCTTGCCGTCCTTCGTCATGCCGATAATATAAAAAGCGGTCGCGTCATGCGTTCTGCCGACATCGTAACCCAAAAATAAAGGTGAGCCGTGAACTTCCGGCTTATAATTTGCTATAAGGTCGTCTACATCTTTATACGCTTTAATGCTTATTCCTGTATTGCTTTCTTCCGAAAAATATTCTTCATCGCTTACAGAATCTGCCGGAACATCACACTCACGCTTGCCAGGTGTATTACTGAAAATCAATTCAAGGGAAATATAACTGCTTGCTGAATCAATAAAGCTGCACTCACATTCCTGTTGAAAGTCTTCAAGAGTTGAGTTTCTGTAAATATCAATAAGGCGGTCTGTTCCGAATGTCATAACGCGCTCTTCTGTCTGCATATCCTTTGCAATCTGTACGGCGGTTTTTACGTCCTTACACATTACTTTTGCATACCACCAGGGAACAAAATAGCGGTCAAAATTAGGATATTTTTCTTTATCCGTGCATATCTCATAAAACTTGCCGATTGTACCAAGTGGAGTAGAGCCGACTTCAATACAACCACGGCGCAATGTACAGAATGACGCTGCGTTTACCGCGTGGCGGTCTGCATGGCAAACTGATTAAACGACTTGTTGTTTTACCGCCGATGTCCTCAAACTCTAACATTGTAGCCGTTGAGTGAATCAGTTTCTTTTTGTATCTGTCCGGAATAGATTCATAGAACTCGCGCGCGTATCTTATTTTTTCTTGCGCGTCATCTTCATTGTATGAAACAAACTGCTTTGTGTATTTCGTTCTTGCCGGGTCTAAAGCCTTTACAAGTCCTTTTATTGCTACGACAAAAGAAAAGCCTGTCTGTCGAGATTTAAGCAAGGAAATAAAGCGCGAACGATTCATAATAAAATCGTCTTGCCAAAAATCAAGAATAACATCTTGATTATTGTATTTCATGAAGGCGTAAACATAATTGAGTTTTTCTTCCGGTGTCCATAAGTCCATTGTTTAATCTTCCTCTGCGCGTTCTGCCGTGTTTTCAGTCCGCAAGTCTGAAAGTTCCGCAATGTCTGAATTGTTTTTTATAACCTTTGTTTTTACTTGCAAATTACCTTTGATTATTTCGGCGGTAGTTTCTATTTCCATGCCGTCCTTATCGTCTCCTTCC